CATTATTATATAAGAGGTATATTGAAACACAGGCTCCAGTTGAGAAACTAATTGAAGGAAAGCTAAAGAAGTTCGTGTTTGAACAGAGGAAAAAGATTTTAGGACTACCTATGTATTCTGAGGAAATATTCAACAAGGTATTTGAGTTGGAAGAAAAAAGGTTGATAACTTTGTTTACACCTCTTTATACTATTGCTATGAAGACCGGTCATAAGATGCTTCAAGAGGAAGTGAGTGTGGATTTAGAATTTCCAGAGGATGACCAAGATTTTATGACGTACTTTAATAATCGTCTTAAATTTATTCCAAAGAAGATTATTAGTACAATGAAAAAAAGGGTGTTAGCCGCAATTGGTAATGAGAGGAAGGCAACACCTGAGATACAAGGCAGGTTGAGAATTGCTTACAATTCTATCTCCAGCCGTGGTTTACTTATTGCCAGGACAGAGTCAGCAAACATTATTTCAGGTGCCAGAGTATTGGCTATGCGTAAGGCAGGATATGCCTATCATCAGTGGGTGTCTTTTACAAAGACTCGTGATGGACATACGTCACTAGATGGTAAGATTGTAAAAATTGGCAAATCTTTTAAGCCAGACGTGACCTTAAGATTTCCTGGTGACATGATGGCGCCAGCCGACGAAGTTATAGGCTGTCGTTGTTTTACTATACCGATAAAACTTTAGACGGAGGTTAATATGGGAAAGAAAGTAGATATGGTTATTAAAGCATTTCCTAGCCATATAAAATCTGTGAACTCAGAAAAGTTTACAGCAGAAGTGGTTATGTCAGATGAAACGAAAGACCGTTATGGGGAAGTGATTAGAGCAGATGCTTACAAGAAAACAATAAAGAATTTCATGAAGCATCCTATTTTGCTGTCCTCACACTTGTCTTGGGGTTCCCTGAGGAATCAGATTGGTGTATGGGAAAAGGTATGGGTGCAGGACAACCAGCTTGTAGGGCGTGCCAAGTACTTTACAAACATGGGAAACCCTGAAGCAGACTGGGCATGGAAACTTGTCGAGCTAGGCGTTGCCGCATATAGCGTTGGGTTTATATCCAAAGCATATGAGGATACAGAAAAAGACAAACTTCAGAAGAACCCCTCCCTTCCTTGGAGAGTATTTACAGAAGTAGAGCTTTTGGAGACAAGCCAGGTATTGCTTCCTGCGAATCCTAATGCATTGCAGAAAGCAGGTGTAAGTGAAGATGTCCTTATGAGGACAATGGCACATGATGTATCTGATGCAATGTCAGTAGAGGATATGAAACAGTTTATTGGTACTGACTTAGATGAGAAGTTCCTTGTTGATATGGAAGTGGTCCTTCGCGAACTTATTGAGCAGGAAGCGAAGGAGGCAGACGATATTGAACAGATAGAGATACAGGTTCCAGATTCTATAAAAACAGAGGAGGGGGTAACACATGAGGATAACCCGGAAAAACTGGCCATTGATACCACCCCAGTCGGTGAACAAAGGGGCGAAGGCGAGACCGGTAGCAAGAGCGAGGAAAGTGAACAGCTTACAGACAATACTGAAGAAAGCGTTCGGAAGGAGGTTGCGGGCGAGGAGCGTGTAATTGTTTTTGAAGACTTGGTCAAGGAAATATCAGACCGTATTGAGGAAACAATTGGCAAGAGAATTGACAAACTCACGAAACTTCTTGTTGGCGAGGACCTGAGTACTGATGAAACAGACGAGCTAGATATTTTATCTCTTGCTGACTTCCCCGAAGGCGACAGTACTTATATTGAGTCCATTCTTGGTACGGAAAAGGATTCTGCTTTGTTAGCGGAGATTAAGCAGACTCTTGAGGGTTCAACAAAAGCACTTGATACTAAGAAAATGGTTGATGGTTAATTGTTGACCGTATATAATAGGTTTATGATTAATGGAACAGACATACGTTATGAGTCTATGTTCCGTAGATTTACGGATAAAGAAAGCTGTAAAAAAAGAAAACTTTAAATAAGGAGGCTTACCATGGAAGTAACACTTAAAGACCTGCTGAAGCTCGTTCAGCAACAGAAAGAGATGATTGAACAGTCAACGACCAACATGACTGAGAAGTTGGCATTGATTGAAACGCTGGACACACGTATTAAAGGCTTAGAGAGCCAGATGACTCCTAGGCGTGTTTCCCTTCCAGGCGTTGACGAAGAGAAAGAACAGTTCTCTTTCTTCCGTGCTATCAATGCAATTATTACAAAGGACTGGACGGAAGCAGGGTTTGAGAAAGAAGTTTTTGACAACTCACGCAAACGTGCAATGTCTACAGGTACTGGCTCATCCGGTGGTTATATTGTTCCGGAGCAGTACATTGCAGAGATTATCGAAATGGTCCAGGCCAATTTAGTTATGGCCAAACTTGGTGTATCAATGATGACTGGACTTACCAGTTCCCCCATTGACATACCGAAACAGACTGGCGGAAGCACTGGTTTCTGGGTTGGTGAGAATCAGGCAATAACCAAAAGCGATTTGACCTTTGGTCAGATTAGCATGTCCCCGAGAATGGTTGGGGCATTGGTTGCAATGTCAAACAGGCTTCTCAGAATGAGCAACCCGTCAGCAGAAGCAATCGTCCGTAGGGACCTTGCAAATTGTATTGCCAAGTCAATCGACTTAGCAGGATTCCGCGGTACTGGTGGAGCATTCCAGCCCCTGGGCGTTGTTAACACCACAGGCATCAATACAGTAACACTTGGTACCGGTGCAGGAGCAGTTCCTGATTGGGACACTTTCTTTGATATGGAATACGAACTGGAAAAAGACGACACACTTGTTGGCAACCTGGCGTATGTATTCCATCCTGCAATTAAGAGAATACTTTACAAATCGAAAGCATTGCAGTACAGCGGTGATACCGCAGGAATGTACTTTATTGAGCCTGGCAAAGATATCGCGGCATGGCTTGGCTATCCCTTCCATCTGACAACTCAGCTTCCGATTGACCTCACAACTGGTGGTTCTACTAACTGTACAGAGATACTGTTTGGTAACTGGTCAGAAATGATTATGGCTGGTTGGGGCGGATTGGAAATCATGGGTGCAGACCAGGCAGGCGACTCCTTCGAAAAAGTCCAGACTTGGGTACGTATCATACAGGAAGTTGACTTTGCAGTAAGGCATCCGGAAAGCTTCTGCCTTGTTAACTCAGCAAGAATATCAGCAACGTAATATAACGTAGTGGGGTAGGTAAAACTACCCCTTAACAAAAATAAAGGAGGCATTCCATGAAAGACGTGGCAAGCGAAGTTAAAAATGTAATTGCTGTTGAACCTCAGACAGCAACTTACAATGGAACTATAACTGGTGAAATTCTCGACAAGAAAGGTTACGAGAGCGCCATCTTTAACATGGTGACTGGTGCAGTTGGTGCGGCAGTATCCGCAATCCAGATTTCCTGGTACATCCAGCATGGTGAAAGCACCTTGCTTACGGACGCGGCATATGCAACTGGCTTTGGTCAGACTATTTCCGCGGCAACCAGTATCGCTGGAAGGAAAGTTAACAGCCAGTTGGCAGTTGACTTGACTGCACTTAACAGATATATCCGGGTTTACGCAACAGCATCCCTTTCATGGGGTGGTACTGGAACAACCCCGACCGTTCCTGTTACGGTTATCGGAACGCTTGGTATGGCTCGTAATAAACCGCCTGTGTAATAACAGGTGTAGGGAGGGAATATGCCAAGGTACAGAGTTAAGCAGGGATACCATTTACAGAATGGTAATGAAGCTATACCACCGGGAACAGAAATTGTTCTTAGTGAATCCTTTGCGGCACTACAGCTCTGGAAGTTAGACCTCTTAGATGAGGCAGAGCCTGTGGCAGTTGAGGAGCCAGTAGATGAGGGAGTAGAAGTAGCACCTGCTCCAGAAACAGCGGAAGAAGTTAAAGAGGCACGTGCCAAAGCTAAAGAAGCAAGAGCTAAAACACGAGTGGCTAAAGAACCTAAAGTACGTGAGGTAACGGAATAATGGATGAAATATACGCCAGTCGAGATAGTTATAAACTTTTTTTGACTGACGGTGGTACATCTGAGTTAAATGCTCTTCAGGAGCAGATACTAATTTGGACAAGTGCTAGAGTCCAGCGTTATCTCAACCGCAAGTTAAAAGAGGCGGAGCGTACCGTGATTATGAATACGGATATGGGCGGGAGGATTTATAGTCTTCCCGCCTATCCTATCAACCCTGCTCATACTGTAACAGTTTCAGTTTATGATACACCACAGATTGAGAACTCAGATTATTGGGTGCATTACGAAAAAGGACTGCTAGAATTTCATGTAGCTCCTGTATATGTTCAACCAAAAGGATTGTCTGTTACGTATACAGGCGGGTACACATGGTCTGATGTAGAAGGAGTACTTAGCACAATTACATTTGTTGACGTTCCACAGGAAGTGCAAATGGCTTGTGTGTTGCAGTCCTCTTACTTGTTCCAGAAAAGAAAAAGTCTTGGAATAAGTTCTATATCTATGCCAGATGGAAGCGTTACTACTGGCAACACAATACCTGAATTGCTTCCAGAAGTGAAGAACATTTTAAAATCCTTTAGACGCTGGAACGGGATGTAATGATAACTGTACCTTTTAATATGAGTGTTGTTTATGATTTAAAGCCTATATTGCGTTCTGGTGTATTCGACTTGAATAATTATATGCGGGCTTTGAAGATGACTTCTGTTTATTGGGTTAACCAGATTACTAATAAATTAGAAGACCATATTAAGAAGGAGCATTTCTCTGGAAATCCTAGGACTTGGTTTGATAAAGGCAAAACAAATGTTTTAGGTGTTACTACAAAAAGGACCAGGGAATCAATACATGCTATAGATGCTGGATATCCAAAACAGATAAGTGACTCAATGATAATAACCGTAGGACAAGTTGCTTTTGGTACAAATGCAACACCTTATATCTTACGATGGGTTACTGAAGATGAGCTAGGATTTAGAAAAGTAACAAGCAGAGGCAAAGCATTTACTATTCCATTACCTGGAACAAATCCTAAGATGTCAAAAGCAGGTATGTTTGTTAGGAAAGGAACACTTGGACGTAACGAAGATGGAGATTGGCATC